GCTGCAGGTCCCGCACGAGGTCGGCCTTGGTCGCGCCCGCCACGGTGAAGACCTTGCCGTGCACTGGGCCAGCCAGGTCGTCGTGCGCCAGTGTCGTCTCGGGCAGCTTGCCCTTGAGGTTCTCGATGGCCTCGGAGAACTTGACGCCGAATCCTCGGACTTCCAACTGATCAGCCACTACACAGCCTCCGCAACTGCTTCGATCACGTCGCGTGCCACGATGGGGCATACGGCATTGCCGAGCATGTGAATGGCCTGGCGGCGGTTGTCCGGCAGCAGGTAGTCCCTTGGAAAGCCCATCACACCCCGGTTCTCGGCGACAGTCAGCATGCGCATGAGCTCACCGTCCACCAGCGCCCATCGGTCCACGGTCGTCACCGTGCCCAGAGGCCGAGACAGGCAACGGCCAGTTAGGCCGGAGCCGCTACCGTAATAGGGCATCACGAAACGATGACCGAACCGCGCCCGTCCGGCTGCGACACGGGCAAGCGTGTTCGGGGCGCGCCTGGGCTTTTTGACTGGCGACCACCGCCCGGCGCCGAAATCGAGCACCGAGTCAACGCCGACATGAGGGCGGCGCTCGAAATTCAACTGCAGCGGATGCTTGCTACGGGTGCACACCAGAAACAGGCGAACGCGATGCTGGGGCACCCCGTGATCGGCGGCATCGATCTCGTGCTGAGCAATGGAGTAGCCCAGGGCTGTCATCGCTGCGCACCAGGCCGGGAAAAGCGCCCACTTCGCATACTCGGGCACGTTCTCGACCACGACGACAGGAGGTCGGTGGTACTCGCAGGCGCTCACGACGGCCCAAGCAGTGCTGCGCAGCGCGTCATGGTGCGGCTTTTCCTTGCCTCGCGCCGGACTGTGGCCCTGGCAAGCCGGAGAGGCCATCAGCAGATCGTGCTTCGGCACATCGCGCCAATCGGCCTGCTGCAAGTCTTGGCAGGCGTGCACTGTGCCCGGGTGATTGGCCTCGTGGACATCTACGGCGGCTCGCCAGTGATTCGCAGCCCAGACCACGTCCACGCCTGCCCAGCGGGCGCCGGTTGAAAATCCGCCAGCACCTGCAAATAGGTCGATTCCTCGGAGCCCTTGAGCCCTGCTCATGGTGCCTTCGCCTTCTGCTTGAGCACCTTTTCGACGAGTCGAACAGCCTGGGCACGTCGTTGAAGGTATGCCGGATTCTCCGGGTCGTTGTTCCAGCCGACGTATTCCTTTGGAGCCTTGTCCAGGGCGCGCTTGCGCCGCTCGAAGTGCTCGTGCCACTGCCACTCGGCACTGCTCACCATGAAGGGCCGCTTGCCCTCCTTCTCGGCATCTGCGAGTCGCTGCAGGGCCTGGCTGTCGAAGACAGACAACGCCACCAGCGCGCAGATCGCGTAGCGCAAGTCCTCATAGTCTGGACGTTCGCCAGAGCGGACCGCCTCGACAATCTCGCCGAGCGTGGAACTCACTTCAGTGCCCCCGCGATGGCCCAGGCGAGCAAGGACAGGATCAGGGCCGGGAACAGCATGAAAAGGCGGATGAGCCCGCCGCAGTAGCCCCTATCGTCAGCAGGCCAGAAAAGTGCCCAGCAGATGGACAGCACAGTGACCATGGCCGGTATGTGCCACCACGCCAGGAAAAAGCTGATGTTCAAGAACGCCCCCGCAGGATGAACGAAGGCTTCAATGGTCTGCGTTGGGCTGGCTCAGGTCATGGTGAAACGCTTCACCCCCTGCTCGTCGCCGCGCCCGTCAGCATCGAGTACATCAGCGCCCGCTCCAGCACCTCTCGCAGCGCCTCGTCGTCCATGTCCCCGACCAGGTCGGCCAGCGCATCCTTGAACTCGGCCAGGCTCTTGCCGTCCTTCTCGAAGGCGACCAGCATCCGGTAGATGGGCGCGATCATCTTGTCTTCGATGGCCTGGTCGGCGGCCTCGGTGGCGAGTTGGATGGCTTCGTCCTCGGTCATGCCGGCCGCCTTGGCGAACTCGAAGCCGGCCAGGGCCGAGAAGTCCACGGTTGCAGGATCGACCGGTGCGGCTGACGTGGCCGGAGCCTTCCCCGTCATGGGCAGTAGCGCGTCCTCGTCGTCCTCGGCAGGCGGAATCTGCAGCTCTTCGAGCATGGCCTTGCGGCTGGGCTTGGCACCCATGCGCGCCGCGATCTGGTAGGTCTCCGCGCGGTCCTTGCCTTTGGCCTGCTGCTTGTAGAACTCCAGCTTGGGCGGCGCGACGCCGTCGCCGAAGTTGAACAGCGTGATCCATTTGAAAATCTGGCTCATGCTCGCCGCGCCCGTATCGCGGTCGGAGTCGTGCACCTGATCCTGGCGATCCTTCGCGGTCTCGGCCGCTGCGCGGGAGCCCACTTCGAGCGCCTCGCCCACCATCGCCTGACTGGTGAGCGCCTTGCTCATCTCGCGGTTCGCAAGGACGATCAGCCGCTCCTGAGGCAGATCGCCGCCGCCGCCCTTGCTTTCAAGCAGCTCCAGCGAAGTGCCTTGCTGCGCGACAAGGTAGGCGGACTCGACCATTTCGCGCACAGCCTCTTCGAGCTGGTCGATTTCCTTGTCGGTCGAGCCTTGCGGGTAGCGTGCAATGGGCATCGGGATGCCATTGCGCTCGCAGTACTTCACGAAGTAGCGCCAGCCGCCCGTCTTGAATGTCCAGGGCCAGAAGCACGAACTCAGCAGTGCCATCCCATAGGGGTTGTCGCTGGTGGGCATGTGCCGCGAGATCACGAACTGATAGGGCTCGATGGGCTGGCCGAGCATGTGACCACGGCTCACGAGCAGCGGTTGCGCGTTCACATCGAACAGGATGCGCCGGCCTGGACGGTCGATCACCTCGCACGGCAGGTACTTCCCGCCCTCCATGCTCCAGACCACCTCGTGAGCCCGGTAGCCTGTGAAGACACATGCCGTCATCTGCCACATGACTTCGAGCCAATCGGCGATCTCGTTCGGCGGCGCGCTCTCCATCCACTTAGCGCACAGGTCGCGCGCGGCGGTGCTCTTGCTGTCGCCCTCGTCGCCAGCGACCACGCGGTACTGATGGGATCGGAACGAACCGCGGATCGAGCGAACCTCACCGATCACATGAGCGTCGGCGAGGATCGAGCCGTAGACGGACTCGGCGCGGCCCATCTGCCGCAAGATTGGGTCGGGGTTCGGCAGCGAAACGAGCGTTCCAAAGAAGCGCTCGGGGTCGGTGTCGGGTGTGGCGATGGGCTTGCGAAGCCAGCCCTTCACTGATTGAACGAGGCCACGAAGAGGGGTCATTTGCGCTTTCCGATACGAAATTTGGGAGGGCCACCAGCACGAGAGACGGCCAGCTTCCAGAGCATTTCCAAGGCGTCGGGGCCGTCGTCGTGATCTGCCTCAGGCCAGTGCCTGAGCTGGCTGTTGAGCACCGTGTGTGCCTGGTTAAAACGGATCAGCTTGTTGAAGACATGCGGGCTCAGTGACTCGATGCGCAGCTCTTTGTCCTCGTGCGGTTGGACCGGCAAAGCGGGGACCGGAACGCCTTCTTTCGCAGAGCGCTTCACCAACTGGTCGCGCATGAACTCTTGAAACTGAATAGCCTCGAAGGCCCACGCGATGCAGTTCCATTCCTTCTGCAAACGGATGATGTCGCTGATCTGCTTGTCAGGGACACGCCTGTAAACGATGGCTTCGACAACATCGAGTACACCATGCTCGCGGTCGAAGCCGCCAACCAAGGTTGCGGCCGGATCGCGCTTTCTGTTGCGTTTTCCCAGGCTCGGGTCGTGAGAGCCATAGAAGACCCAATCGCGGCACGGCTGCACCCAGTACGTCATGCAGTTGAAGAACGACGCTTCGTCGTTCGTCGGGTCATTCTGGTATTCACAGTCGAAGGCGTGATGGTCCCCTGCGCGAATCTGCATCAGCAGCAACAGCGGACGCATGCCAGGCCAGCTCACGACAGCACCCTCATCCATCTCCGCCTTGTGCGCGCGATAGAAGGCGTCGGCCTCGGTCTCTTCCGTAGCGTCCGCGCTCGCATCGGCCTCCTGATTGATGTACAGCTCTTCCCACTTCTGCCACAGGTCCATGCGGTCCGGATAGCGGATCACGGACCTGAACTTCTTGCGCGTGCGCCACTGCGGGTTCTTGTGGAACTGATTGGCCGCAGAGTCGTGGTGCAGGATCGTGTTCAACCAGAACAAGTCCATCGAACCATCAGGCGGCCCAAGGGGCTGCACGACCTTCTTCACCCAAGCAACACGCTTATCGCGCTGTTCCTTGTTGCGGACGTTCTCATCGTTCTCGATGTCGTCAAGCCAGGTGAAGTCAGGGCGATACTGGCCGTGCCGTAGGCCACGCATGCGGCTGAGAGCACCAAATGCCTGAACCTTGACGTTGTTGCGCGTGATGATCACGCCCGCGCGCCAGACACGGCCAGCGCCGCAAATGTCCGGGTAGTCCATCTGCAAGCGTGGATTGCACTCCAGCTCGACCTTGATGGCTTCGAGCATCGTGACCGCCTGATCCTTGGCGTCCATGATGATCGGAATGCAATGCTTGCGCGCGGTAACGATCAGCCACAGCGTACCCAGCTGTGTGCCCAGCGTGGACTTCGCCTCGCCACGACGGGCCGAGATATTGG